CTGGTAACAGCGGTGCTGAGTACAAGGATGGTGAACCAACAAGACTGCTTCTTTCGCTCAAGGCATGGGGTGCAACCTCAAAGGCTGACGCAAAGGCAAAAGCTAAAGCTATATCCGACAGGAACAAAGCAAAGGCTGGAAGCAGATGACTTATCTAGAACTTGTAAACGATGTACTCATAAGGTTGCGTGAAACATCAGTTTCTACTGTTTCCGAAACATCTTATTCAACTCTAATTGGCAAGTTTGTCAATGATGCTAAACGTCAAATTGAAGACGCTTTTGCTTGGAATGTTTTGGGTCAAACCATTACAGTTACTACTGCATCATCTACACCCGCTTATTCTTTGACTGGTGCTGGTCAGAAGTTTCAAGTAATGGATGTAATCAATACTACAAGCAATGTGGGACTCACAAACATCAGCTTTGTGGACATGAACCGCAAGCTAAACTTCACTCCACTTGTCAATTCAATACCTACAGAATTTGCCTTTGATGGGGTTGATGGTAGCTACGACACTAAGGTAAATCTTTATCCAATACCTGATGGCGTGTACACAATCAAATTTGCCTTAACAGTGCCACAGGCTACGTTGTCATCAGATTCAACTGTTGTGGCTGTTGCTGACACTCTAGTTGCTCAGAATGCTTATGCTCGTGCTTTAGTAGAGCGTGGTGAAGATGGCGGTTTGACTTCATCTGAGGCATATCAGTTGTATAAAGCCATGTTGTCTGACAGCATTGCTTTGGAAGGCACTCGTTATCCTGAGAATCAGGAGTTTGTTGCGATATGAGTCAAACACTTCAGACTTATTCTTTAACAGCCCCAGGATTTCAAGGGTTGAATACCCAAGAATCGCCTCTTGATTTGTCCCTTGGATTTGCATTAGTTGCTCAAAATGCAATCATTGACCAGTATGGTCGCATTGGTTCACGCAAGGGATACTCGAAGGTAAATTCTTCAAGTGGTGCTTTGGGCGCAAATGATGTGACTGTCATCAATGAGTTAGTGCAAGCAGATGGTACTTTGACTATTCTGTTTGCTGGCAATTTAAAGTTATTTAAACTTGATGGCTCTAATGCTGTCTCTGAACTAACCTATGGTGGGGGGGGTACTGCACCAACCATTACTGCAAATAATTGGCAAACTGCATCTCTGAATAGCATCACATACTTTTTCCAATCAGGGCATGACCCATTGATATTTGACCCTGCTGTAAGCACTACAACATTTCGTAGAGTTAGTGAGAAGACAGGGTATGTAGGCACTGTGCCTAATGCAGACATTGTAATTTCGTCTTTTGGTAGATTGTGGGCGGCAAACACAACAACTAACAATGCTACTGTTTCCTTTAGTGATTTGATTTCAGGTCATGTTTGGTCTACAGGTACTGCTGGTTCATTGAACGTAAACAATGTGTGGGTCAATGGTGCTGATGAAATTACTGGTTTAGCTGGTCATAATGGTTTCTTGTTTATCTTTGGTAAACGTCAAATATTGATCTATTCTGGCGCTACTTCACCATCCACAATGACTCTTAGCGACACTGTTGAGGGTATAGGTTGCATTGCTAGGGACAGTATCCAGACAACCAGCACTGACGTTATCTTTTTGTCAAACAGCGGCATTCGCTCATTGATGCGGACAATTCAAGAAAAGTCTTCTCCAGAGCGTGATCTTTCTAAGAATGTGCGTAATGATCTTATGAGTGCGGTTTCTGGTGAAACTGCATCAAATATTAAGGCTATATATTCAGAAAAAAATGCGTTGTATTTGTTAAATCTTCCAACATCAAAATATGTCTATGCGTTTGATACAAGAGGAATCATGCAAGATGGTTCATCAAGATCAACGATTTGGGATAGTATTGAACCAACGTCTTTTTGTGCAAGGCGTAATGGTGATTTGTTGATTGGTAAGAATGGATATATTGGCAAATACGATACATATTTAGATGATGCAACATCATATAGATTGGCATACTATACAAATAATTCTGACCTTGGTGATGTAAACGTCACTTCTATTTTGAAAAAAATAAAGGTTATTGTTTTTGGTGGTTCTAATCAATTGGTAACACTGAAGTGGGGATATGATTTCACAGGGAATTATTACTCATCACAAGTAAACATACCAACTCAAACAACTGCTGAATATGGCATTGCTGAATATGGTGCGAATGCCACAACAATAGCATATTACACATCTGGAATTGCATTGACAACAATAGAAACAAATGCAACTAGCAAGGGTAAAATTGTTCAAATAGGGGTTGAGATGGATATAAACAACAGTCAGTTATCCATTCAAAAGATTGAACTTCAAGCCAAAAATGGCAAGATTGCATAGGGAAAAAAATGTCAAACTATACACAAACAACAAATTTTGCAACCAAAGATGCACTTGCGTCTGGTAATCCTTTAAAAGTTGTTAAAGGTACTGAGATCAATGTTGAGTTTGCAAATATTGCAACAGCAGTTGCCACAAAAGCAGATTCTAGTGCTGGAACAATTTCAGGCGCAACAATAACAACTTCAACTATCAATAGTTCTACTATTGGTGCAACCACTCCAAGTACAGGTGCTTTCACAACACTATCTGCCACAGGAGTATCAACTTTAAGTAATGTTGTATTACCTGTTATTGACAATATTAAGTTGGGTTACACAACTACTGCAACAGCCGCTGGAACAACAACTTTAACATCTGCCAGTAACAATCAACAATTTTTTACTGGTTCAACAACTCAAACAGTTGTTTTGCCTGTTACAAGCACACTTGCACTTGGACTTAGCTATTTGATTGTTAACAACTCAACTGGAGTTGTAACTGTTCAATCAAGTGGTTTAAACACAATTACGTTAATTCCTGCTGGTGCAACTGTTAGATGTACTTGTATTCTTATTACAGGAACAACTGCGGCAAGTTGGTCGTTTGCTTTTGAGGGAAGTTCAAACATACCTTACAAGCAAATTCCAACAATAACTGCAACTGTTGCTACAAATATTTTGACGTTGGGGTTAAATCCTTGTTCATTAGACTTTAGGTCATCTACTGCATCTTCAGGGGCAACAACAACAAGAAATGTTACAGCCGCCATTTCAATGACTGTTTCTAATGGTTCTACGCTTGGCGCAGCAAGTGGAATATTAGCTAAATTGGCTGTCTTGGCTATAGATAATGCTGGAACAGTTGAGTTAGCTGTTGTCAATGCAAATCTTTATGGTCTGTTTGATGAGCGTAGTTTGATTAGTACAACTGCTGAAGGTGGAATTGGTACGGCAGACAGTGGAACTGTAATTTACTCAACAACTGCTAGAACCTCTGTACCATTCAGGATTGTGGGTTATGTTGAGTTAACGCAAGCAACTGCTGGCGCATACGCTACAGCACCATCAAATATTGCAGGAATGGGTGGGGCAATTGTGCCTCAACCAACTCCAGTAATCACCTCTGGCACGGCTGTTTCAACCGCAACCTGTTCATTTACGGGTGTAATATCTACAACTACTTTAACTGCTTCAGCAGTTACAGGAACAATTGCGGTAGGTCAACTTATTACTGGAACAGGTGTAACTGCTGGCACAACAATTGTAGCTTTGGGTACAGGTACGGGCGGCGCAGGAACTTATATAGTTAGCGCATCTCAAACAGTTGGCTCTACAACAATTACAGTAATTGGCTTGGATTTTTACAACATTCCTGCATGGGCTAAGAAAATTACTGTGATGTTTGCGGGTGTAAGTACAAATGGAACAAGCTCATATCAACTTCAATTAGGTACATCATCTGGTATAGTTTCAACAGGATATGATACTGCGGCTGTGTCCATTTCTGTTACAGCAGCTAACACCACATCAGGCTCAACTGGAACGGTGACAACAGGGTTTATTTATATCTCCCCTACTGCGGCTGGCGTAAATAGCGGTTCGACAGTTTTTACTACATTAAGTGGTAATAATTGGGTAGGTAATGGCCAAATTACTGACGCATCACGCTTTAAAACAACCGCAGGGCAAATTGCTCTTGGCGGCACACTAGACCGAGTACGCATCACCACAGTCAACG